GGGTTTTGTCAACCCAGGAATTTGAGCGCCTTGGAAAGGGTCGACTCGTTCAGGCTCTCCCGGACATGCCGGATGATTGAGTCGTCCTTGACCCCATGCACGAAGAAAACACCCTCTCTACGAAGACGTTGGAACACCTCGGGGGGCATGGCCGGAGAGCGCCAAAAAGAGCGCATCCCGGGGCAGTTTGCCCAGCCCTCGTTCTTGAACAACGGGGCCAGCACCCAGTCCCACCCGGCGGTAGGGCGACACCCGCCGATTTTGCGGGCAATCCAGTGCAGGTATTCTTTTTCCGCCGAGACGAGGCAGTTTCCGTTGATGTGCTTGCCGTCCGTTTCCGGCGGTCCCGGGGGAATCATCGCCCCCACCATGTTCGCGCCCTTGGCGTGGAGCCGGTCCCACTCGGAGTGCAGCCGGGCAATCCAGTCAGGCGACATGGGATTGCCATCCGCCTCGAAGGTGAAAATGGCCTTGTATTGGGGCATCCTCTTGGCTTCAATCTGGGTGTAGACGTGGTCCACCGTGCCGAAAAACAGCTCGTTGCACCCGAAGGGCCAACCCTCGGCGCGCCGATTCCGGTTGATGAAGGTGAAGGTGTTGAACCGCTTCGATACGTGGGCCACTGTCGCGGGGTCATGCTTGCAATCGAAGCGCGCAGCAAAAAGGAAGTCAGCCTGAGCGCAGTGCTGCGGCTCCAAATCCGCGACGAACCTCGCCATCCGCATGGCGTCAGCCTTGTCGTTTTCCCAGAACTGGAGGGCGAGCAGGATTTTGTTCACGTCAGCCTCCCGTAGCAGCGGTCCCCGAGATGCCCGCAGTAGAGCGCCATGTCGACGTGCGGGACGTGGCCGCAGTCCGCCGCGCGCTGACAGAACGAAACGTCCTCACCAGCTCCGACGGGCAATCGCGCCGCTTGGCGCACCGTGTTTTCGTAGTGGGCCTGAAGCTTCGCCAGCTTGGTGTTCGCGTCGAGGCTCTCCTTGAGAATGCTTCCGAACCCGTCGAAGCTGCGACGGATATCCTGCTCGTTCGGTGAGAAAAAATTGCATCCCGTGCCATCCGCCTTTCGTCCCAGGTGCGGGTATCTCTTCTCGATGTCGAGGAAGACGGAGCGGTGAACGAGCACGGCACCGAAACCAACCCAGGCGGTTGGCTTAATGAGGTCGTATGGTCCCTTTCTCGCGTAGGCGTCCTCGCGCTCGGAGGTCATCGCCTCCGCATAAATCGGCTTACTGTTTGGGTGACGCCCCCAATACACACCACCAACGAGAGTTTTGCCATGAGACAGTAGTCGGTCAATGACGTTGAGCCCGGCAAAATAATCAGGAAGGCGCTGTTGAGTGATTGCGTTAAAAAACTTCGCGTCGCCGTGAGGAAGGATTTCATCACCATCCACCCAAAAAGACCACTCAACACCAGAGCGAAGAAACTCTTCCGCAAGGACGTTGCGGACGTGCCAGACCGCTGCGTCGCCCCACCTCGCGCGAACGCCAATGCGTCCCTTGTCCATGAGCCGCATGACGCTGAAGGCAACTTGCGGAGCGACCTCCCGATACCAGGGAAGAAGAATTTCAACCTGTTTTCCCTCGTGGAGGGTTGTGTTCACGAGCCCGCCAGTTGCTGGGCACGCAGCCGGTCGACGGCGACATTGCCAGATTCATTGAGTGTGGGCTGGCTGGCCGCGGCTCCGGGGTTGGATGGAGCGCTTCCGTCCCGCAGGCTGGTGCGCGAGGCGCCCTTCACGCGGGCGATGAAATCGTCCTTCTCTTTGACCTGTGCTTCCAGCGCAGCAATTTTCTCCGTGAGAGACTTCTTCTCAGACTCGTGCTCCGCTTGGAGCGAGGGAATCTCAGCCTGAAGGCGCAGCATCTGGGCGTATCCCAAAGCGGCGATGGAGCGCATCTCGGGAGACGGGTCCTTCAACATCCTTGTGACTTGGTCCTGCGTCTGCAAATAAAATTTGTTCTCAGCTTCGATTGCGGCTTTTTGCTCAGGGGTCGCGGCGGCCTCGGCTTTCTGAAGCTTGAACCAGGGCAACTGAACGGACACCTTGTTGAAGTGTTCCTCCGCTTTCGCGTAGTGAGCCAGCTCGCCCTGCGTGCTCTGCTTCTCCCGGTCCGCCAAAAACTCTGAGGCGTTTTTCTTTGCGTTCTCGAGCGCGCGGGTGCGCTGGTCTTGAAGGTCCTCGTTGACGGCGAGCTTGTTCTCGACATACCGGCGAGTGACCGGCGGCAATTTTTCCAGGATGATTTCCCAGTCAAGGTCCTTCGACCCGATGTCCTTCATCTTTTTGAGGGCGTCCTCGGACGCGCCGGCCTCTTTCAGCTTGGCCCAGATGGAGTCCTCGTTGGCCTTGCTCTCCTCGATGTATTCCTTGAAGGTCGGGTCGGCCTCAACATCCATCTTCTGTCGGAATTCCCGCAGCTCTTTCAGCTCGGCCTCGAGCTTCGGGTCAACGGCGGGGCGGGTCTCCAACTCCTTGACCTTGGCGGCGAGTTCCTCGCGCTCCTTTTGGACCGCGGCAACGCGCTCGCGGGAGGCCTTCTTGAGGTTGTCGAACGACTGCGACACCTCCGACTTGGTGTAGGGAGGGAGCTGGACAGCGTCAAACTCATCCTTGGCCGGCTCGGGGGTGGTGACGGGCGTGGCCGGTGGAGTCACCGAGGTCCCGGGGGCCGGAGTCGTGCCCGGGGGCACGGCGGTCCCGGAGGCGGGAACTCCGGCTACGGGGGCTGTCGGCGTTGAGGCCGGAGGCGTCGTAGTCGTGGGTTCAGGCGTCGGCGGCGTGGCCGGTGGTGCCGGCTCGTCGAAAGGCTTAAAAAGGGCGTCCAAGGCTGCGCCTGTGTCGGCGGCGTCCTTGGGGTCGTTGGTGACGGTTACCCCCGGAGGGATAGACGAGAGTTCGGGCGGGGCGGTGTCAGGCACGTCTTTGTGTGGTTAGGTTTTTGCCCCCTTGCAAAGGTTGTCGCTCGCAAGGAGTGGTTGAAAGTTGTCCCATCTAAAGCAAATTCTCTGCTGTTACGGGTCCGACAGATTAAAACTAGCGCAGGGCCGGATGTGGTCGAGGTGCCAAACGGGTCCTTGGTTCTCCCAAGTCATTCCGGAATGAAACTGACCGCGTATGTAAACCTGGAATTCGCACAGGTCCATAGCGAGCAGCTCAAGGGTTCTGGCCGCTCGACGCTGCCCAGTCAACAACTGCCTCAACCGCCCACGCAGCAGCATGGATATTTTTACACGAGGGTTGGTGTGATACCGTCTTTTGGAGCCTTCCCTGTGCGTTTTCCGGCCCAACTCAGACAAAGCATACCTATTCTGATGCTCACGCCGCTTCTCCCGGTGGGTTTCTGCCCACCGCTTATTACGGGCCCTATCTTTTATGGGGTCGGACATAGCACGCTTCTCGACCCTTAAGAGGTTGTGGAATTCTTCGATTTGTCAACCGCCTTGTCTTCTTCAACCCAGGCGGTGTCGTCATCCAGGGACTTGTAGTTTTCGGAGGCCGCGTCGGGGACCACGGGCGCGTTCGGGTTCTCGTAGGTCAGCTTGAAAATCGTGTTGATGGCGTCCTGGTATCCAGCGAGCGCGCCGGAGGCCACGAGCGTTTTGTTTTTGTGCGTCCCGTCCAACAGGTCTGGCGAGCCCATTGCGAGGAACTGCAACACGCGGACCCCCGTTGGGGAGTTGAGAAAGTCCTTCAGGCGCGCGGCGTCTTCAGAGGTCCACTCTACGGTCTTCGGGGCGAGGATAATCATTGCACGGAGGATGGTTGGAATTGCGGAGCCGCCCCGGATTGAACGTCGGGGAGTCCTCCAGTTTGGTCAACCGTCGCGGCGAGTTGGTTGCCGGCGGTCTGCTGAGCGGTCGCTGCCTGCTCCTGGGCGTTGGCCTCGAGTTCAGGGAGCGCTTTCGTAAGCTGGTTCAACAGGTCCCCGACGGGAGCCAGTTCGTTCTTGTCTGTGCCGGCCTGCGTCGCCATCTGGAAGTGGGCGGTCGCGTGTGCGAGCAGCGCCTTGAGTGTCTCGACCTGCGTCGGGTCCTGCACCACTGCTTGAGCGGTTGACTCGAGCGCAGGAATCATGAGCTGCAAGTGAATCATGTGGTCATCACGGGGAGACACTGGAATCTGAGTTGCATGACGGGTAATCAGGTCCAGCTCCAGCATCTGTTGCCGACTCTGCTCCGCCTGCACCGTGGGGTCGTTGTCGGGGAGTAGCACAGCGTCGGCGAACTCTTCGTCAATCTGCGCGGTGAGCTTCCGGCGTTCCAGTTCTTTCTGGTTGTAGAGCGGGTTGCCGCGGCCCTCCTGAGCGATGAGGATGATTTGCTGACGCTCGAGGTCAGTGTAGTCCCGGACCGTTTCGGCGACGCGCTGGTTGGCGATGAAGTCAAGCTCCTCGCGAGACATCACCAGCAAAAGCCGGCGTTGCATGTCGAGGGCATCGACCTCGTTGGTGTTCGGGTCGCAGGCCCGCTTCTGAATGGTCGTCATCATGTCGGCGAACTGATTCAGGAATCGCCCGATGATGTTGTCCTTGGATTCGCTTTCGCGCTGAGCAAAGAAATCCACCTGAGCCTTGGTCACGCGCTCGCCCTCGAACACACGCGGAGTTGTGGCCCCGGCAATCTGGTCGAGCAGGCTAGTAAGAAATTGGTCGAGCTGGAGGAAGGGCTCCACCTCTCCGTTGATTTTGTGGTCCAGGACCTCGTAGCCCTTACCGATGAGAATCGTGTTTCCGACGACGCTCATCCGAAATTTCTTCAGGGCCTTCTCGTCGGCTTGGATGACGAGCTTTCCGCTGAGGTTCAGTCGGTCCGCGACTTCATTTCGCGTGCGGTCCAACATTGCGGCGAGAGAATAAATCTCGCGCCCAATTCCCTTCGAGCCGTGCATCGTTCCGTTGCCGTGTTGGAAGGAATAGAAGGAGGTTGCGTCCGACATGTTGTCGAACTTGTCTTCCTTGCAGTAAAGTTCCTTAAAGGAGGTCGCGCTGTAGATGTAGTGCGTGACCTTACCCGTGGTTTCGCGCGCCAGCAGATGCCACGTCTCGATAACGCGCGCCCCATTCTCGTGAGAGATGCCGACGTTGCTTTCGCGAATCAAGTCCTCGTAAATTCGCTCCCAGTTCGCGTATTGCGCGCGTCGGTCTTCAGGGACCGCGGCATTGATGGCCTCGACGGTCTGCTTGATGTCCCAGCCGGCGACTTCAGCGGCCTCTCGGTCCGAAATCAGGCCGAACAGCTCGTGAATCAGGTATTTTTCCTTCAGCACGACAATTTGCGCGCTGTCCGAGTGCTGCTTGGTGCCCGTTGGGACGAAAAACTCGTCCTGACGCTGAAATTTGGGGAACCACTCGAAGCGATTGAGCCAGCCGACGGCGCAGAACCCGAAAAGTGCGTTCTCCTGCGCCACCTCGGTCAGAAGATTGTTCCAACCGGGCTTCTGGCGGACCAAATTCGTGAGTTCTCGACGGAAGGACTCGGTTTTCTTGTCCGCTCCGGGGAGGTCATCAGGAAAATGCGCGTTCGTCAGGTATTTCATCGACTGAATCGACAAAACGAACCGCGGAGCCACCTTGTCGATGAGCATCGGCAGGGGTTTCGTGGTGAAGTTGCTTTTCCAGTCCAGTCCATCCTGCTTCAGAGCGTCGTGCGTGTATGGCCGCTCCGAGTTATACTTCGCCATGATGCGCGCATTCTTGATGTTGCGGTGGCGGTTGTTGACTTCGAGGGAGACGATGATGTTTTTTGCCTGATTCGCGTCCTTGATGGCGCGGTTTCGTGGTTTCAGGCTCGAGGAGATGTTCGGGGGGCTGACTGCTCCCTGCGTGTCCCCGCTGTAGCCCTCCGTGGAGGTGTTCATTGAAGTCGAAGGAATCATTGGCATATCTAAAGCAATAGGTTGGGGGTTTTACCACCTGTCAACCGGGCATCGCTCGGTCGTCAGGCCAGTCTTCAAGCCCAAAAAACAGGTGCAGAGTCGGCACTGGTCACTCCCCGGGTCCCGGTGAAAGCACCCGTTGCAGATTTTGCGCCGCTTGGCCACGAGCCGGCCCGATGCGAGGAATGGGTCAGAGCGCCAGTAGGCGCGGGCCACGCGGAAAAGCGCCGCTGCGGCTCGAAATGGGTTAGGGAGGACCATCTTTTTCCAGGTAGTCGGCCCCCCGCCTGAGGGTCGTTGGATTGTCTCGGGAATTCCCGAGCAGCCAGTTGCAACAACGACAAAGCAGGCCCCGCACCTCCCCATTTTTGTGGTTGTGGTCAACGCAAATCTTGTCAAAGGGGCCCCGGCACACCGCACACTTGCCGTCTTGCGACGCCAACAGTTTCTCCTTGTCCTCAATGCTCAGCCCGTATCTCTTCAACAACTGCTTCTCCTGGTGTTTGAGCCCGCCGGCTCTTACCTTTTCAGGGTTGCGGGCCTTCCAATTTTTTATGTCCTCCGCCTTTTTCTTTTTGCTGTCCGGGTGTTTGTCCCGACAGTATTTGGAGCAGAAGATGTGTCGATTCTTTCCGCGCTTTGACACCACGAAAAGTTCTCCACAAGTTGGACAGGTGCGCGTTGCTTCTAACATGAGCGCCTCCAACATTCCGCCGGCAAACTCGCATCCTGACGCTGAGGAACCGCGAGGTGGACCACGGTGCAGACGTCCTCGTTGAGGGCCCCACACACCGAGATGCCCGCGTGAACCGGGTCCTGACCGTCGAGGATGCCCCGGCGGCTGGTGGCTACGCTGGCCTTGCAGCTCCCACAGCTTGTCGGGAGACTCCGCTGCCGGGGACACCGGGCACAGATGTGCGCGCGCGCGAGGGCGACGTTGCGGTCAATCAGCCGGATGTGACCCAGGCGCTTTTCCTGGATTAGCCAGCCCATGAAGTTGAGAATTTTCGCCATCAGGTTGCCGTCCGGGCTCTCGGGAATCGGGTTGGGGCCACTGGTATCCTTGCAGAAGCCGCGGTTGCGCCCGCAAATCTGAGTCAGAATTTCGAGCGTGGGGTTCCCCACGTCCTGCGCGCGGCGCTGACGGTATTCGATGACGATTTTGACCAGTGCAGGAAAGCTGCTGGCCTTGTGCTTTGTGCCCTCGGCGTCCTTGAAAAACCATCCGCCGTCTGGCCAAAGATTTGGATTCATCGTGAGGGGCATATCAGTAGTCGTTGTCCGGGAGGGACTCGAATTGGTTTGTGATGTCCACGCGGTAACTGTCGGACGTATCGTCCTCGTCGTAGCCGTCTGCTGAAGCGTTCTCTGGCGTCATCCCGAAGGTGACCTGCGCTGCGTTCCTCGCCCCCAGGAAAAGCAACGACACAGCGTCCGCCTCATCGGGAGACAGAGCTTGATTCCGAAGCCGATAATCTTCCTTCGTCTCCACCTTGGAAATTTTTCCTGTCGCTCGGAACCAGCGCGTGGAGAGTTGCGGGATGAGTTCCGTCAGGTCCATCGACGGAAGCGCTTTTGCGTAGTCGAACTCAATCATCTTCCGCATCAGGAACCACAGCTCGGTCTGCACTCGGTCGTAAAGTTCCTCGGGGGTCTTCGTGTCCTCGACCATGATTTTCCGGTCGGAGGCCTTCTCGGAATAGTTCACACCCTGGACCTCGGAGGACCAGATGTATTTCACGATGTCGAAGACGCCCTGCCCGTTACCCGTTCGGTCCATGCAGACCCAGGCGGGCTTCACGAAAAGCTGCTTACAGAGCTTCACGACCGTCTCCGCCATCTGCTGCGTATCTCCCTTCGGCAACTTGAAAATCGCCTCGAGCTGTAGAGCCCACCGCGGAGTGTTGTTGCCCGAGCGGTTCTTGAAGAAGACCGTGATGCCGTTGGGCGCCTCGAGCGTGGGAGGGAGCTTTATCCCCGAGGCCACGCCGAACTTGCCCTTGGCAAAGTAGGCGCAGTCCTTTCCCTGGAGCGCCATGTCGATGCCGGCAGCTTCCTCCGGAGTCTCGAGCCAGATGAACTCGGCCTTGAACTTGTTGAGCATCCCGCCGGGAATGATTGCCATCGTGACGCCGGTCGGAGGAAAACACCCGCGCGCCATCGTCCAGTATCCGGGAGAGTCTGAGCCACCCGAGTTGCTGATGATTAGTTCGAAGCCCTCCCGGGTTTGCAGGCCCTCGAAAATCTTTTTGCCGGCCTGGACGTTCTCGGAGTATTTCGCGTCGAGACGGACCACGCGCCAGTTTCGCGTGGAGGTCCAATCGAAATCTCGGTCGGGGTCGAATCCCGCCCACCCACCCTTGGGTTCGCAGCGTCGTCCCACCTCGTCCTGCGGGTCGGTCGGGTTGAACGCGCCGATGACCTTCAGCCCGTGGTCTCCCTGGGCATTTGCCAGCACGTTGTCGATGTCCTTCCAAATCCCCTTGGGGATGTTCACCATCTCATCCAGGAACACGAACATCCGGCTAAGAGTTCCGAAAATGGGGTGGGGTTTGGTGCGGTTGAATCGCTTCGTTCCTTGGATTCGTCCTGCGGACTTTTTTCCCAGTGGAACCACGACTCCCCGAATTGCGCCGCGGCGCTTTCTGGGGTCGACGCCGATAAAAAGTTTCCCGACCACCCCGGGCAGCGGGATGGTGGAGCTGCGATGGAGTTCGACAAGATGCGAGAAAAGATTGTCTTCAAGGTGATTCTCAGAGGGGCCGATGACC